CATCTGCCGATGTTCGAGGCTGCGAAGACCGATCCGTGGGAAAACATTCAGGCGATGTTCGAGGTACAGGAGAAGCTGCTGCGGGGAAGCCCCGAGCAGAAGATGGCGATCATCAACTCGCTGGCGCAGCAGGCGGGGATCACGCTCGAGAATGGCGCTGTGGCGGCGCCACCTGATGCGCTGGCGCGGTACGTCCAGCAGCTCGAGCAGAAGGTCACGAATATGGAAGCCGGTGTCAAAAGCGTCACCGGCGTGGTGCAGGAGGCTCGGCTCGCCGAGTTGCAGGAGAGTGTAAGGAAGTTTGCGGAGGACAAGGCCCACCCCCACTTCAACGATGTTGCGGACGAGATCACGCGTCTGATCAACACTAGGGCGGCCCGCGACCTCGATCACGCCTACCAGATGGCGTGTGCTTCCGACCCGATCGTTCGGCAGAAAGTGATGGATGCAGCTGTGGCGCAAGCCGCTTCTGCAAAGTCCGCTGCCGAGAAAGAACGGGTCGCTAAAGCGCGAACTACAGCAAGGCCCAGAGTGAGATCAACTGCCACCACAGCGACTCCGCAGCCGCTTGGGGACATCGACTCAACGCTCAAGGATACCCTGGCCAACATCCGGTCCAGGGCATAGCAACCTACCTGAGAGGAGCGAGCCAAGATGGCTTCCCCAAATGCAACCTTTACGGAACTGGTCAGCACGACATTCCGCAAGCACGGGCGGACGTTCATCGACAACGTGTCGAAGAACAATGCCTGGCTGAGCTACATGAAGAGGAACGGCGGCTTCCGGGAGATCGACGGCGGCCTGACGATTGTCGAGCCGCTCGACTACGCGGCCAACAACACATACCAGCGATACAGCGGGTATGACACGCTGAACGTGGGCGCCAGCGATGTGCTGACGAGCGCGGAGTTCCAGTGGCGGCAGATCGCCATTAACGTCGTGGCAAGCGGCCTCGAGATGCGGATCAACAAGGGGGACTCGCGCATCATCGCCCTCGTTAAGTCGCGGATCAAGAACGCGATCCGTACGTTTAAGAATAACTTCTCGGTCGACCTGTACAGCGACGGCACCCTCCCGAACCAGATCGGCGGCTTGCAAGCGATCATCTCGGATACGGGGATGGGAACTGTCGGCGGCATCGACTCGAGCGTCTGGCCGTTCTGGCAGAACATCGTGCAGAGCGCCGCGGCACCGCTCCAGGGCGGAGGCGCAATCGTGCCGAGCGGAACGACGATCGAATCGCTGATGCTCCCGCTGTGGTTGGCTCTGACCCGCGGGGATGATCAGCCCGACCTGATCGTCGCGTCGAACGATTACTTCTCGTTCTTCGAGCAGTCGCAGGTCAGCCTCAAGCGCTACAACGATACGACAAAGGGAACGGCGGGATTCGTCAGCCTGAAGTACAAGAAGGCCGACGTGATCTTCGACGGCGGCTCGGGCATCCCGACCTCCCACATGTACTTCATCAACACGGACTACGTCAGCGTTGTCGTGCACGAAGACGCCAACATGACGGTGCTCGAAGAGGTGAAGCCCTACAACCAGGACGCCGCGGTAGTGCCCGTGCTGTGGATGGGCAATGTCTGCGTGTCCAACAGGTCGCTGCAAGGCGTCCTCAAGGCCTAGGAGGCTCCATCATGTTTCGACCTGTCTTCCCGATCACCGGCCAACAGCCTTTCAATGACTGGTTCGTGCCGGACACAGTTCAACGCGTGCCTCTCGGTCAGCGGGTTATCGCTGTCGATCAGTACTGGGGCGGCGGCGAATTCATCTACGTCAAGAGCAACGACGCGATCCTGAAGGGGTCACTCTGCGCGATGGACGAGAACTACACCTCAACCCTGACTCCCAATACAGCGGGAACAGGTGCGCCGGTAGGAGTTGCGATGGCTCCGATGGCGGCTGGGGTGTTTGGCTGGCTCCAGATCCAAGGCGTCGCGGTCTACAAGACCAACGCCACAGTCGCGGCCGGCGCACCCATTGGCGTTGGAGCGGCGGGCATAGCTGGCGCCAATTCTGCCGGCAAGCAGCTCGTCAACGTCAGCAATCGGCGCGGGGCCACGGCGACTGTGATCCTGCAGAATGTCGGTACGCAAGCCAGCAAGAACACCCTGATGACTAATGGGTATGACGGCTGGTTCTTGGGTATGGCGCTGAGTGGGGCCGGCATTCCCGCAGCCACAGTCGTCGCTGGCCTCGATCCTGACGGCCGCCGGGTCTTCATGGGAACCTCGATCGGCGTGGCGGACAAGCTGGCGACAGCTACCGCGAGCGTTGCCGTGACTGGAACCTACACTGGGTATGGAGCGGGCCTGATCTTCTACCCGTTCGCCCAAGGCGCAATCACCTAGCAACAATCGAGGGCGGCTCGTATTTCTCCTGTCCGGGGGGCCGCCCTCGTTTTTTAGGGAGCTGGGATGTTTGCTGTCAGCATGATGGCAGGTGGCATGTCGGCAAACCTCGTGAGGGGCTTGCTGGGCCAAGTGTTTGTGGGGCTCACGTCAGCGGGTAGCACACAGGCAGACGCGTATGTGCTGCTGCGTGGCACCGTCCAGGTGTTTGCGAATGTCGTGGGAGGCTCGGGAGCTAGACTCCCCACGGGTATGGAGCCTGGTGAGAGCCTCCTGATCTACAACGCGAGTGCTGCACAGCTTCTTGTCTACCCTCCGATTGGTGGGGTCATCAATCGGCAGACCCTAAACTCTGCCTTGGTTGTTCAGCCAGACGAGGCTGCGGCTCTGTGCTGCGTCGATCTACATACCTTTTTCTCGTTCTCCGGGAACTCAGGGGGTGGTGGGGGTCCTGGGATTCCGGGCGGCAGCAACACCGAGGTCCAGTTCAACGACGGCGGGAACTTCGGTGGGGACGCGGGGCTCTCCTACGACAAAGTCGCCGACTATCTTACAGTAGCTGGATCGTGGCGTCTGGGGCCGGTGGACCTCTTGGGCGATGATGGCACCAAGTTTGGGTTCTTCGACCCAACTGGCACGAGCTACGGAACGGTGTTTCAGCAGACTTCGGTTGGCACAATTGAAGTTAATAGTGGCACCAAGGGGGACTATCGGGATCTGATCGTAAGGAATCTGAACGCTTCGGGGGCGATTGTAGCTGGTACAGTTAACGCGACGAATCTCGGTGCGACTAACTTCTCCACCACCAATCTGCAAGCGGCGAGTATTGTTCAGAGTGGCTCTACAGGCAACATAGCAATTGGTCCGCTGGGAACAACACTCGAAGTTCGTTCTGCTGGTGCAGGCAACGCCGCTTACATGACGTTCCACATGCCAGGGGCCTTTGGTGGCCTCTTCGGCCTCGACGTTGACAATGTGTGGAAGGTCGGTGGGTGGTCGATGGGCCAGGTGGCGTATCCCATCCTGCATACTGGCAATTCGTTCAACGTCGCTGGCAATGTGCTGAATGCTGGCAGCCGCGATATCGGGACGTTGGGCAATATAAGCGGCACCAAGGTTGACGCCAAATACTTTACCTTGCAGTACAGTGGTGTTCTGCCGGTTTCTGGGCTCGTTAGTGCGGACTGGAACGTTGCGCAGCAACATGCTTGGACCTTGGGCGGTCCGACTATCGTCGATGTTATCAACGTGCCAGTGGGTCAGACAATTAAGATCGTTATTCAAACTGGCAACTTCGCCCTGAGCTTCGGTGGGGCGACCACAATCTTTTGGCCAATGGGGGTCCTGCCAGATTTCCTTGCTGGCCCCATTAAGTGGTGTTCGATTTCACTTCAGGCGCTCTCGGGGCCGATGACCTTCCTTGGCGAAGCAACTATTTACTAAAACTTTAAGAGGACGCTATGTATCCCACAGCTATCGGACTTGGAATGAACAGCAGCGCCATCGGCATGACGGCGAATCCTCCGTATATTCGCTTCGAGACGAAGGCAGTTGAGAAGCGGAAGTCGGCGGAGGAGGGCGGCGAAGTCTTCTACGTTGATACCGTCTTCGCCAACATCACCAGCCATGGCTCGAAGGACACCGTTGTTAAGATCGCGGATGAGTGGTTCAAGCAGCTGAAGGAGGATGTGCGCCAGGGTCGCTTCCCACAGCAATGGTACGACGCTTACATCGCTACCTACGCGGCGTGGAAGAATGATCAGGAGCCTCCGGTCAGCGGCACAGCCATTAAGAACTGGCCGGCGGCCTCCCCGGCGGAGATCAAGCACTGCGCGGCCTTTGGCGTCAGAGCGGTCGAGGATCTCGCTACGGCCAACGAGGAGCTGATCGGACGCCTCGGGATGGGGGGCCGCAGCCTCTGCTTGCGTGCGCGAGACTGGGTGCAGGGGAAGGCGGATCAGGCGCCGCTTATTGCCCAACTCAACGCCCTGCGGCTTGAGGTCGATGGGCTGAAGTTACAGCTGTCGCAGGCGCGAGATCGTGTGCGAGAGCTGGAGGCGCAGCCCCGCCAGCAAGCCGTAGGTGCGTACCTCCCGCCGCTGCCGATGGCGTCCCTCGAGGAGCGCCTGGCGGCGGCCAAGGATTCCGTAAAGGATGCCGACGAAGGAGATGTTATCGGCGGGGTGCTCGACGACGTGCTGGGGACTGGGAAGGAGTAGCCTGTGGCTGATATGGCGCTGTTGCAGATCGTGCGGGAGTTCTGCCGGAGGCGGGGGCTGCCTCTGCCTTCGACTGTCGTGGGGGCGCAGGACGACACGGCGGTGCAGCTGTGGGGCCTGATGAACGAAGGCATCGCGGATATCTGCGATAGATATGAATGGCAACAGCTCATCATTCCAACCTCCTTCACCCACAGCAGCTACATTCAGTATCCTAGTGCGAAGTATGTGGCTATATGGCTGGGGGAGTCGCCTCTACCGTTTACCCCGACAGCACCTCCAGCGTGGCAGCAGTTTCGCTTGATTGACTACAGAGCGATGCTCAACCACACTTTGTGGGATAGCACGAATCGAATCGAAGTCGCTGGTCCGCTCAACCCGAAGGATTGGAGCCAGCTGATAGCTCTGGAGATCACGCCGGCCAACTACTCCTACACCATCGCTCGCAATTCGCTGCTGATATACCCCGTGCCGAATCCGATTGGCAGTGTAGTGTTCACCATGCAGTACCTGTCGGGCTGGGGAGTGCTGAACACAGCGACTGGGGTTCAGGAGCGCTCCTACACCACCGATAACAATTCGTACCCTTGGTTCCCTCCCAACATAATCCTTCAGGATCTCAAGTGGCGATGGAACCAAGCGAAGGGCCTCGCATACGCCGAGGATATGCGGATCTGTGAGGAAATGATCCTCAATCTCCAGGCGCGAGATCCCGCCCCTGATATCGTCATGGACAACAACTGGGGCTTCCCGAACGTCGTGGGGCCGGGACTCCTGGTCGCAGCGGGGAACTGGCGGGTCTGATGCGCTTTGCTCTCCTCGACAAGGTCGCCCAGACTCGGGGTCCGAACTCCGCAACAGCGAACCTCCCGGCCCCAACTGGTGGGTGGAACACCCGCGACCCGCTCGCGGAGATGGCGTCGCTGGACGCACCTTTGCTCAACAACTGGTATCCACGCTTCGGCCAATGTGCGCTGCGTGGCGGATGCCTGACGTTTGCCAGCGGGATGACGGGGAACGTCAAGACCCTGATGCAGTATCAGCCAGCGGGCGGAGTGCCGAAGTTCTTTGCAGCTACGGATGCGGGGATATATGACATTACGGCAGGCGGTACAATTGGAGCTCCAGTTCACGTTCTCACCAACGGCTACTTCAACTCCGTCAACTTCACCAACAGCGTCGGCGACAAGTTCCTCTGGGGCTGTAACGGGGTTGACCCAGTTACCGCGTGGAACGGCACGACTTGGCTCGCCCCGGCCATTACCGGCATTGCTGACCCGTCGAAGCTAGTCTATCCAACTGTCTTCAAGCACCACATCTTTTGTGTCGAGAAGGACACGATGAATGTGTGGTGGCTGCCACTGGACAGCATCCAGGGCACCGCGGCGGTGCTGCCATATGGGTCGTTGTTCCGCAGGGGCGGCTACGTCATGGCGATCACTTACTGGACACTCGACAGTGGACTGGGGCCGGATGATCTGCTCGTTGCGATCAGCAGCGAGGGGGAGATAGCGGTTTACAGTGGGACGAATCCTGCCGATGCGACCGCGTGGTCCCTGGTCGGCGTGTGGACGGTGGGGAAGCCCGTAGGCCGCCGGTGCTTCGAGAACTTTGGCGCAGACGTTGTGCTGCTCACGGAGAACGGAGTCTTTCCGCTGAGCAAGCTGCTGAAGGCTGGGAACATCAACTTCCAAGCGGCGCTAACGAACAAGATTCAGCCCTCGTTTACGGATTCTGTGGCGACGATCGGGAAGATCGAAGGGTGGGATGCGACAGTCTTCCCCCACTTCGATGCGATGGTGATTAACATACCGGCTGGTGGTCAGATCACCGAGACCCGGCAGTACGTGATGAACACGATCACTGGCGCGTGGTGCTCGTTCTCGGGCTGGCAGGCGTATGCGTTCGAAGTCTGGAACTCACACCTCTACTATGGGAGCAAGAACGGCACGGTGCATTGGGCATGGGAAGGGGTAAGCGACAACGGAGCGGATATCGTAGCCACGTCGCACCAGGCATACAACTACGCTGGATCGAAGACGCAGCTCAAAATGGTCAACCTGTTCCGTTTGTTGCTGTCGTATAGTGGCCCGATCGAGCTGAAGTGGGGGGTGAGTCCCGACTATACAGAAGTCCCGCTCAACTCTATCTCGCTGCGGGGCTCGAGCGTCGGGGGAGCCGAGTGGGACACGTTCCTGTGGGACACGACGCTGTGGGCCGGCACCTCGGAGAGGTTCAAGAACTGGCGAGCAGCCGCCCACGTGCCGGGTTATGCGCTCGCTCTGTGGTGGCAATTGGCGACAAAAGATGCTAATGTAACTTGGTCAGGTACGGATTATATCCTGGCTGAGGGAGGACCGATGTGAGCGCGCTAGTGCAGCATCGGAAGTTGTTTGATCTGGAGGCTCGGATGCTTGAGCTGCCGCAGGTGGAGTGCCCGCTGCGACATTACTTCGCCGAGGGCCTTTACGTCCGGGAGATTTCGATCCCCGCCGACACGCTGCTTGTGGGCTACACACATAAGCGGGACTGTATCACGACTGTGTCGAAGGGCAAGATCGTGATCTCGGATGGCGCAGAGGTGCGGACGTTTGAGGCCCCCTGCACGATCTGCTGCCCCGCGGGGAGCAAGAAGGCTGGCTACACACTCGAGGATACTGTGTGGTCAGACGCCTATGCGACTGAGGACAACG